GACCAGGGCTGGGAGCCGCGGGGGCGCCGCGACCCTGCGCGGCTTGGTTGGCCTCTGCGGGGCTGATGCCGGTCGGGCCTACCGCCGTATTGCCGTCGCCGAACGGACCAGGGCCGAAGCCACCGCCACCGGCGGGGCTTCCACCCATGCCCGCAGCCTCACCACCGCCGCCAGGCCCGCTGCCCATGTTCTGTTGCGCCACCCACTGCATGGCCGCCTCTGGCCCGACGTTCTGCACAAAGGTCGACCACCAGCCTTGCCCCGCGAACGGATTGCCGCCGCCGTAGCCGCCACCGCCACCATACGATGGCTGTTGCTGCGGCTGTTGCTGTTGCTGCGCCATTACCTGTTGCGCGATGGCGTCGCGCCGGCTGCCGCGCGCACCCAGCGCGCTGGCGGCCTCGTCGCCTCGACCGGCGCCCTGCATGGTACGCTGCCAGATGCCGATGTCGGTCGGCGACATCTGCGCGAACAGGTGGTCAAATTCTCCGGCCATGTCAGCTCCCACTCATCCAAGGTTCATATGGCCGCGCCGCCCCCATGCCAGTCCAGTCTCTCACTCCCTGCCAGAACGACGGCAGCTCGCCGCCGTAAGGCGGAGCTGGCGTGTTGCCGGTGGCTCTGTCGATGGTGCCCAGTGCGTCCTGCATTTGTTTGATCATGTTGGCGTTGTTGGCGGTCCAGTCATATTGCTGCATGGCGGGGTTGGCGAAGTAGTTCGACATGCCCGGGTTGTAGCCGAGGTTCGGGTAGGGTCCGTTGGCCGGCGCGCCTGCCGTCGCCCATGGGCTGGACTGCGCGAGCATCCACGCCATCCGATCGCGCGACGTGTCGCTGCCGACACCGCCCTGGCCGAGCGGGGTATCTGGCTGGTAGCCGCCGAAAGGAGTGCCGGTGCCGAGGCTGCCCGAGCTAGGATAGCCGTAAAGGTTGGTGTCAGGGCCGCCGTACTGCGCCGGGGTCTGGGTGTCCGAGATTTCGTCGCCGCGCCCTGCAGCCATCATGGCCTGTCGCCATGTGTTCATGTCGCCTGCTGACATACCCCGGAACATCTGCTGGGTCGGGTCGTAGCCCAGCAGTTGCTGCGAGCTTGGGTTGTTCATCGGCTGAAATCCGCCAGCCGGAAGTCCGCTGTAGCTGGCTGGGTTGTTGTAGTCGTAGCCGGAGCTGGTCGCCCACGGGTTCGCCTGCTGGTTAGATATGCCTCCGGGTGCCGTGAGCTGCGTGGCCCACTGCTGCCAGTCCACCACCGGGTTCTGGTTCTGGTACTGAGCAGGCGAGCGCGCCGCATCGCTGCCAATACCGCCGCCGGTGCCGCTCATGCCGACGAAGGGGTTGTTCGGATCGTAGCCCAGCAGTTGTTGCGAGCTGGGGTTGTTCGGGGCGCTACCCCAGCCTTGAGGAATTTCGCTGCCGCGACCGGCGTTGTACATCGTCTGCTGCCACGTCGCCATGTCGGCGGGTGACATGCCATCGAACATTGTGGCGGTGTTAGCTTGCGGCTGCGGCTGTGGATCGGACCAACCCGGCGCGCTGCCGTTGAAGCCTCCGGTGGCGCGTCCGTAAGCGGCTCCAGCGCCGGCATAGTCGGCAGTTTGCTGGCCGAAGCCGCCGCCCGAGGCAAATACGTTGTTCTGCATCGCCTGCGCGTAGGCTGCCATCGCCGCCTGCTGCTGGGCGTAGGCGGCGTTGTTGTTGTTGATCGCCCCCGTCGCCAGCGGCGTGTAGCCGTTGCCGTAGTTGATGCTGTCGGAATATCCGCTCGCGAGATCCATTAGCCAGCCTCCCCGCCGGTGCCACTACCGCCACCGAAGCTGTCGGAGTAGGTCGGTTGATACGCTCGCTGCTGCGCCAGCATCGCCGGTGAATTCGCCTGCATGAATTGCTGTTGCGCCCAGGCGTTGGCGGCGTCGGCGCCTGCGGCTCTGTAAAATGTATTCCAGTCGCTCTGGCCCAGTATGCTGGCGCCGTAGCCGGGAGGGGCCGTGTTCTGCTGGATCAGCGCGTTCGCAATGCTATTGCGCTGGTCGTTCAACGCCGTCGACTGTGCTGCTGGCTGCGCTGCTGGTTGCGCCACCTGTGCCGCTGGCTGCGCCACCGGCGTCGCTGCCGCGGTCGCGTTCGGCACGAAAGTGCCGACGCCTGGCGAGCGCGGGTGCGCCACCATCCAGTTCTGCACTGCCTGATCACTCTCGGCATTGCCGTGAATGTAGGCCGGAGCGAACAGTCCGTTCAGCGCACCTACGGGATCATAGGCCATATCACCCTCACACGTTGACGCCGTCGCGCTCAAACGTCGCGGCGATCGATATAAGATCCACTTCCGGCTTGGCTTGCTGTCCGACTGATACTTGAACGATGGGCGCGTGGCTGTAGCCGGTCATTCCGATCGACACCCAGCCTGTATTGCGAACAACTGGCGGCGGCGGCGTGCCGGCATCCCATTTCGAGGTGTCCCACAGGCCCTGGTCCCATAGGTCGAGCAGGCCAGGGTCGGGTCCGACCAGAGGCGGCTGCGGCAGCACCACGACATAGTCGGTGGTGGCCGATAGCTGCGGCACGAACGGCTCGCCGGCACGCGCCGAGAACGACGCGCGCGACTGCCGCCAGGTGACCGTCTGCGATGGCGACTGGAACATCTCCCAGCCGCCGACCAGGACGGCGACGTAGGGGACGCCGTTGTCGTATCCGGTGCGGTCCATCTGCATGATCTTGCCGGTCTGCGTACCGAAGAAGGCATCGCCGGCCATCTTGACGAAGCACATGGCGTCCCAGCCGGTGAACCGCGCGTGCGCGCCGGTCGCGGCATTGGTGGCGAGGCACAGTTGCTTACCGGGGGCGCCACCGGGGAACGTCGTAAAGAGCCCGCCGTACTCATCCCACTTGCACATCGTCCAGGCGTACTCGCGCTTGTCGAGTACCTGCTCTCGCCACAGCGGCTTGATGGTGCGGGTGATCGCGGCCAGCTCCAGCTCGGCGCGGTCCTTGGTGATCGCGCCGGAGATCGGAACGATGCCGTCGACGGTGGCGATCAGCACGTCGCCGCCGATCGCCAGATGCGCGTTCATGCCGAGCGGCGGCGAGACTTCGTATCTGCCCTCCTGGCGCCAGCTGGTGATGACGCTGGGATCGCTGCCAGTGAAAATAAGCAGCTCGCCGAGATCGGTCATGAACACAATCTTGTCGTCGATGCCGTCGCCGGCGTCGATCGACCAGGAGAAACACGAAAGCAATTTGCCGCCCTTGGTCGCCGCACCCGATAGCGGGATCATCGCCAGCGCGCCGCCGACGGCGTTGAGCGGCAGGTACCATGCATTCATCGATCCGGTTTCGATGAAGAAGTAACGGTTGCGATACTTGCAGACGTAGCTCAAGCCCGCCGCCGGAATGCCTGTAATCATTGACGGCTTGCCGGCGGGCGGCGTGTAGCCTGTCGACAGGGTTTCCCAGGTCAGGCCACCGCCGGAGGACGGTCCATAGCGCAGCGGCGGGTTACCGGCGTCGTTGACGACGATCATCCAGTCGCCGGTGGCGTTAGCCAGTTGCGAGGCGGCGTAGTTGCCTGACGTCTGCTCGCTCTTGATCAGCACCGGCGTGGTGGTGGTGATCTCGTACAGCTTGGTGGCATTGCCCGCGAACATCTTTTGGATGTTACCGCTGGCGTACTGGAACGCCGAGATCACCGGCGTCGTCTCCGGCAGCGTACACCACACGATACAGCCGCCGCGCAGGCTGACGCCGCGCATGGTCGGCTTCCAGTTGTCGCAGATCACTGCGCCGCCCGGCTGCATGTAGGCTTCGTTCTCGTTCTGAATGATGCCGCGGGTCGGCGCTGGAATGGTGATCGTCTGCAGCTGCTGCGCGACCTGCTGCGGAACGGATGTCCTGCGGAAGGCCTGGTGTTGGCTCATGTCGGCACCGGCCACGGGTAGGCGATGTTAGCGGCAGCCGACATCGGCTTGCTGCCAAGGATGATCGGCGCCGGCTGATCGTGGCCCATGGCGTAGGTCAAGGCGTCGCCGTAGGTGCCCATGTCCTCGGCGTAGGCAGACCCCTTTTGGGCCTTCCACTGCCAAAGCATTCCAAGTTTCAAGAGCCGTTCGTCAAGCGTGAAAGTGTCGAGATCGTTCATGAACTCGTTGCCGCGACCACCACTGTTTAGATCGATGCAATTCTTGTCGAGGTAGGTAAAGTAGGCGGTCTGTCCCACCGGCATCACCGGCCAGATGTAGATCTTGCCGCCCATGATCGTCCACTCGCCCCACGCCTCGGTCCAGTTCTGGGCGCGACGGTTCAGCCACTGGTCGGTGTCGGGAACGAACCGCATCGGTTGCTGCGCCGACGTCGAGCGCCAGACATTGGCAGTCAGCAACATCCGCTTGTAGTTGGCGGGAAGATTGAACGAGGATGCGACGCCATCGCCCGCTAGCGTCGCCACCGTCCTGAGTTTTGTCCAGTCGCGCGTGTCGTAGGCAATGCGCTGCGCCATCTCATTGGCGAGCGACAGCATCTCCTGCGCGGTGCGATTGCCGGTGAGGTTGGAGAACAGGCTTTGCGGGATCAAGACCCCGACCGCTGCGCAGACATCCTTTACCACCGACAATATCGTCATGTTACGCCGCCTTGCTGGGGCGGCACTCTGTCGCCATGCGGACCAGGTTCTTCTTGTTCAGGCTGCCCATCGGCGCCTGGCCGGTGTGGGTCGCGATGTACTCGCGGAGCTGGGGCAGATCCATCTCCTCGAATTCACTCTCGATGCGCTTCGCGATCTCTTTCTTGGTGATAGCGTCCTCTTCCAGGATGGCGTTGCGAGCACGCAACGCATCCAATTCGGCCTGCAGCTGCAAGGTCGGCGCGATGTTGGCCTTGGCGTTGTCCATGTACTCCACCGCCGCGTTCTTGAGCTCGCGCCCGCCGAGGCCGAGGTTCTTCAGCTCCTGGCCGTCGATCGCCGCCAGGGCCTCGATGGTGTAGATGTTCTGCGCGCGTAGCTCGGCACGTTTGCCCTCGCTCAGGAACGGCACGTAGTCGAGTGGCGTGCCGCTCTTGGTCTGCGCCGCGTGGCGCTTGAATTGCTGGTACTGATGCACGAACCGTTCGGCGTAGGTGACTTTTGTCTGCTCGCCGGTGTGCGGATGCGTCTGCCAGTGCGAGAACGCGTTGGCCGGGAAAACCTTGAAGTCGCGTGAGCCTGGCGAACGCACTTCGACCACTTCCATGTCGTCGTAGATCGGCCTGCCTTCTGTACGCGATTTGACCTCGTTCAGGGCGGCGTGGTTCTTGAACAATGCGACGAGGGCGTCGTCGGGATCTAGCCTTGCCATTTATCTCTCCGTTGTTGATGCCTTAAATAAATAAAACCGGGCCGCCTTCGCGGAAGGAAGGCATCGTACCTACACGTCGGCGGCCCGGCTGTACCAGCTACCTGTCGTTCGGCGTCAGGAAGCCGGAACGCTGTCGTACATACGCCAGTTGAAGAACGGATTGACTTGCGTCAGCTCGCCCATCCAGCCAATGAACTGCGCAATCGCGTCTTTATCGATCGGCATCATCCCATCACCGTCGAACAGTTTGTCGAAGTTGCGGTTGGGGTGATAGCGCAGGCGGAACGTGTCGGTGTTCAAACCGAATGTCGTATTCGCCGGCATATTACTGCCGATGCCGCCGTCGAGAACGATCTCCGCGCGCTTGCCGCCGCCGATATATTCGAGTGCCGAGAAGCCGAGGCTTCCGAGCGACGTCGAACCCTGCTGCCGCTGGATGGCAACCGTTGCGGCGTCGTAAGCCGCGTAGTGCTCCGGCGACATGATCAAGAGATCCGCGTAGTCACGCCCGCGGCTCTGCTTGGTCATGATGTAATTGAGCATCGGGCGGATGTTGGTCGACGACACCTGCGTCGTGGCAGCAAAGGCGCCGCCGAACCCAGTGTGCGCGTCGTACGTCTTGGTCTGCCACACGGTCGCCTGCGCGCGGTCGATGCCGCCGTAGACGCCAGTGTTGGTGACGATCGGCACCGCAGTGGCGAGGCCGGTGATCTGCTTGCCGCCGTTGGCGGTGCCGTCACCGTACAGGCCGGCATCCATCGTATCTTCAAGCGCACGTTCGGCAGCCGAGATGTAGCTGTCGTAGACGTCCATCAGCTGGCTCTCGCCCTCGTTGTTGAGAATTTCCTGCATCGAGAGGATGACAGGAACGACAACCATCTTCGGCGAGAACACGGCATCATTGAATAAATCGAGTGCCGGATTGAGGAGCTGATCGAACCCGGAATACCACTGTGCAGTGGTCTTACCGATTTGCAGCGTCTGGCGGATGGTCGGGCCTGAGTAAGTATTCCACAGCCCCTTACGTTTCATCACCGCCAACAACGCGTTGTTGTTACTGACGAGGTCTTGGTAGCCTGACGATCGATCCTCGAGCGCCATCGACAGGATCTGCTGATAAGCAGCATTGGTAGTTACGTTGGGCATTGTTGCCACTCCACATGGGGTTCACAGACTAGCCACCGTTGACGCGACGGATCGCGTTCTGGATGGCCTCACGACGTCCGACGGGTTTCTGGTTTCGCCGCGATGCTCCGTTTGAGGGAGCCACATCGGGGGAGCCTGAGATCGATCGGTCTATGGGTCGGGTCTGAGCCGATGTGTCGCGGGTCTGAGCCGCTGTGTTGCCAGGGCGAAGCATTTCGGCCCGGCGGTATGCCGTCATCAGATCGAAACCGAGCTTTAGCTCGTTCTCGATCAGGTCGCCTAGTTCGTCAAAGCGCGGGTGTTGGTCGGCAAATTGATCGACCGCCGACCGCGTTTGCCTGAATTGAGCCTGAGTATGCATCTGATGCAAGGCCTGTTTCAACCCTGAGATCTCCCGGTGCAACGCCCCCATCTGGTGTTGCGCGGCCTGCTGGGCATTGCCCTGCTGGACCTGCTTCAGCTGCTCCGGTGACTGGCTCAGGACATGGTAGGCGATGTCGCGCAGGCCGATGCGCTGCCCGGTCTGCGGGTCCGTCATGCCGAGGTTGTGGATGATGGTGTCGAGGCCGGCGATCGGATCCTGACGCAGCTTGTTCTCGATGCCGACGTAGCTCGCCAGGGCCTTGTCGAGCGTGGTGCCCTGCTGCTGCGCCATCTGATGATAGCCGGCGATCGGCTGGAAGGCGTCATGGCTGGACTTGTACTGCCGGTAGATGCCCTCGGCTTCCTGGTGCAGGCGATGGTAATCGCCGCGCACGCTCTCCGGCGCCGTGTCCCAGTCCTGCCTGGCGCGCTCCGAGATCCTGGGCGGCGGGTCGCGGTAGGGCGCTCCCTCCGGCAACAG